GCGGCCCGTCAGGAGCGAGGTGTCGGACGCGAGTGAAGCGAGCGTGATCGTGAGATCCGACGCTGCTGGATAGGAGAGCTTGAGATCAGCCATTCGTCAGTCTCCGAGCGTTGATTACCAAGCCGACACCAATCTCCGGCAGACCCACCGACTCCGTCCACGGGATCGACGCATCCGCCAAAGACGACAAGGCGTCGGCCTGTGCCTGCGTGATCACTCCGAGCGACACGAGGCTCCCCATCACAGAGACAACCGCAGGCAAGTCCATGTCAATCGTCTGTACGGTGCCGCTGGTGTCGTTAATCCAGATCATCATGGCGCGAGCCAGTTTCTTGAGCATGACATCTGACGACTCGCAGGCGTCGATGAGATCCGACCAATAGAGTCCCTCGCACGCCTGTCGCCGGACGAGGTACGTCGGCACCGGGCGACGCACGGAGACGCGGAGCCCGTTGATTGCGTCGGCCACGAGTTGGTCGGAGAGCCCGGCGTATTGCGGCTCGCAAATCTTCGCGGCGAGGACGGCGAGGTTCATGGGGAGTACCTCAAGTAAATGTCGCCGGAACTCCCGCCGGACGGGGCGGCAGTGCCGCTGGTGATGGTCTTCTGGATTCCCGTGGTCTTGGCAAGCGTGACGGCGCCGTCTGCGATGTCTTCTGTGACGACGGCACCGGCTGCAATCGTTGGATTCGGGTAGGTGCCGGTGAGGTCACCGCCTGCGACCCCGGTGGGTGCGCGGGAGTCGGAGAGCCTCGCGTCGTCGCCTTGGCAAAACGTCCCGGCGGCTGTCCCGAAAGCCCCGACTGTCAGCACTCCGCTCGTCGTCGTGATGATCGGCAGGCCGCTTGTGGAGCCGATTGCGCCTGCGTTCGTGATGTTGCCATGAACGTGCGTCGAGGTGGCGGCGTCCGTGATCCCGTACCCCGCCAGCGTCGTCGGGGTGCTGGTGATCGTTGACCACGCCTGATTGTGAGCCAGCGGCGTCCTCGCATCGCTCAGTCGGGCGTCGTTTCCCGAACAGAACGTCCCCGCCGTCGATCCGAACGATCCGACGGTGACGACGCCTCCAGTGGTCGTGATGACCGGCAGTCCGCTTGTCGATCCGATGGCACCTGCGTTCGTGATGTTGCCGTGGGCGTGGCTCGTTGGCGTCCTGGCGTCAGAGAGCCGGGCGTCGGTCGTCAGGACGACATTCGCGGACAGCCGGGCATCGGCCAAGGTGCCGCTGGTCAGCAGCGAGGCGTTCGTGGTCGGCGGGGCCGCAGCGACGACAGCCGTCGTGAAGTCGGTGATGTCGGCCGCAACGTGCGTGTGAGTCGAAGGCGGGAACGTCGCTGGCTTGTCGGTCAGGTCGTTCCACGATGAGACGCCGGGGGCGACAGTGAGGGTGATCGTGTTGCCGCTCTGGGCAACGCTTCCCCCGACCATCGCCAGCGAGACGACACCTGAGAGGCCGTTGATCGACAAGACGCCGTTCGCTGACGGGACGTTGACGGACGCACCGCCACTCCCGCTCACAGACACGGTCGGTGCTGTCCCGCCACTGATGACGACTTCAACGCTCATCGTCGCACCTCAAACCAGCCGTCGAGGTAGGTCGTGGCATCGTTGGGCGACGAACCGACTTTCGTGCGCCAGCGGTAGGTTCCCGCCGGGATCGAAGCCATGTCTGCCTTGGTCAGAGAGAACGAAAGCACCCCGTTGGTCCCGGCAGAGGTGACCGCAGTGGAGACGAGGATCACCCGTTCGTTCGTCACGAGCGACAGGATTTCGCTCGTCGCCGTGTATCCAGCGAGCGAGACGGAGAACACGGCCGACTCGGAAAGCGAGTCTCCACGCTGCTTGGCTGCGTTCAGTTCACCGGGCAGTCTGTCGATGGTTGCCATCAATTACCCCCCGGCTTGCACTTGCAGTTCTCGCCGCAGAAGCACGGCTGCGGGATCGTCCCGTCCGGCTTGATGATCTTGGTGCCGTTGCAACTGCACTTCTTCACGGGTGCCGGTGGCTGAGGTGGAGAAGGCGGCACATTCTCGCCGTCAGTCGCCATGGAGGCGTATGCCGCCGCGACAGCGGCTTGGCAACGATAGTCCTCCTCGGCAACCGTCACGGGGTCTGCCGCGAACGACGCAAACCAAACGACGATTGATCGCCACAGGCTCATTGGTCCGGCTCCTGCAGTTTGTGGGCCGCGCTCACTGCCGCTGCGACGAAACCGAGTGCAGCAGCCATCAATGCGGCTCCAACGGCAATGCCAAGAACGAAACCAACCATCACCAGCCCTCCGACCAGTCGATCTTCTTGTCGGCCCCTTGCGCCTCGTCAGGATGCGACTTCGCCAGTGTCCCCTCCGTGTCAACAGCCCGCTGCTGCTTGATGACCGGCTTCTCCTCCGCGAAGGCCATGATCCACAGGAGCGACTTCGCGGCACGAGCCACGAACCTGACCAGCGGCCGGTCGACGATGGGCGCCGGGGCAGGGGGGGCGAATGGAAACGGCTGCGGCTGTCTGGCGGCTGACAGCGACCAGCCGAAGAACATCACGGCAACGAGCAGCAGCATCGCAGGAGTGGTGATCTTCATGGCTCTCATGGGGCGAGGGAGTAGGTGGGGGCAATCGCCTCGACAGGGGGCAGCTTTCCCGGTGGCGGTTCAAACCATTCGCCGTTGTCGACGCGTCGATAGACGTTGAGCGGCGTCACTCCGCTGACGGCGAACGAGTCGCCCTGCTCGATGGCCGCTTCGACGTTCTTGCGGTCGGCGTAGAACGAACCTCGCGGCTGATCCCGCCACAGCGGCCCGGCACACCACTCGCCACTCCACGAGTTGACGATGAGGGCCAAGTCCCTCGGGCGCTTCGTGTCCGGCCCGGCGTTCTTCGCGTGCCTGACCCCGACCACGCAGAGGGCGTGACTCCACGACTTCCCACGCTCTAGGACGCCGTCCTCGTCTCGGGTCGGCATCCGGTTGTCGAGCCGTCCGTACCCCACGTTGCTGCACAGGACGACGCACCGGCCCGTCTCCAAGGCAGCGCACAAGTCATCCCACGTGTTGACTTGGGCAACCTCGATGGCACGGTTCTTCGCGGCCTCTGGCAGCAGTGCCGCAGGGACGCCCCGGTATCCCCAATCACGGGATCGAGGAATGGAGTATTCGCGCAGGTCGAACTCGCCGTAGACCTGACGGAACAGGATGCCGCCAACACCGGCCCGCGTCTTGCCACTGACCCAACGCGCCGCACCGGCACCGGTCGCACCGTCGCCACCCGGCTGCGTCTCGCGCCCCATCCCCGCCGTGCGAGCGCCGCCGTAGATCACCTCGGTGCTGACGAACGGCGGTGGCTTGGCAAGACGGCCCGTCTCCCAATCCGTCGCCATCGACCCCTGGCAGGCCAGCGCGTAGGCGAAAGCGACGCACGTACCAGCACCACCTTGGTCTAGTGCCTCAAAGGGGATTCCGTAGACCGACCGCCACGCCTTGTCGATGGCGCGGTGCAGGGAGACGTCTCGGTACTCCACCTTCGCCAGCGACTCCTCGGCCGCAGAGGCGAACGTCGGGTGTTCAAGCTCGCCAAGGAACGTGCGGGTCGCTTCGGGGTCTGGGATGTACCCCTCGCCGAAACGAGCCTCGATCGTGTCGACGGCCCGGTGCGTGGCCCGCTCGACAATGACCGACAGGATCGCAGCCGCGATCACGAACGCGACAGCCGACCAACTCCAAACGCGCTGCTGCTTCGTCACTCGGGGTTCCTCCCGATCGCGACGGCTGCTGCCTTGGAGACGTCGTCAAACGCACGGACGAACTTGGCTGCTCCAGCGCGATCGACCGGCCCGCCAGAGTCCCCGACCGCCGCGTCGAGGAAAGCCTTGATTCGCTCCTTGGCGAGCGGCTGTCGCTGCCCGAGCGTTCCGCCCTCCATACGACCGTCACGGGCCACTCGCCTCAACTCATCAAACGCGGCGGCAGTCTTGAGCCGTGGCTGAGTGAGTGTCGAATCGTAGGCAATCCAACGGGACAGCCACTTGAGGAGATACTGCGTGGTCAGCGCGTCCTCGGCAGCGTGTTCTCCGACGAACGCGCCGCGAAGGTCGATCGTCGGCCAACCCGCCGGTGCCGGGGCAGGCGGATTGTCCGGGGGAGGAGCAGGAGCAGGGCGCGAGGCAATCGCCCACGAGACCATCGCACCGGCAGCGAGGATCGCCACGAGCGTGAGAGGGTGCGGCCCACTCGACGGAGGAGCCGATGCCTGCGTGAGCGGCGGCAGCGACGACACGGAAGAGAGCGACGGCAGCTTCACCGCCTGATCGGACCTACGCAGCGCCGCGTAGGCCGCAAGAGCCAGAAGAACCCAAGGCAGGAACTCGATCACTTCGCTGCCTCCGGTGGCATGTAGATGAATGCGGCTGGGGACTCGCGGACCATCGCCAGCACCTGCTCCAGTGCGCCGTCAGAGGCCGAGAGAACGAGCGAGCGGACCGCCGGACGGATGATCCACCACAGCGGTTTCGCAGCCATTGGGATGCATGCGTCGGCAACGCTGTCGAACAGGACCGCGACGGCTTGAAGCGCCCACGCCTTCTTGGCTGGCTTTTCGGTCGGGATCGACTCCAGACCCGTGACGGCCAGCCGAAGTAGCTCGACAATCAACGAGCCGAACTCGGAGACGGTCAGACCGCCGACCGCCTTCGCTCGGGCGTTGCCAATGAACTTGGCAACGAGGGCTTCCAATTCCTGCGGCGTCAACGGTGCAACGACAGCCATTTTCGGAGACTCCTTCCCCGCAGTTTGGTGGCCGTCCCGCGAGCCTTGCAGTTCTAGCCATGCCCCTCGTCGAACGTGTCACGGTGCGAGCGGCGGTTGTTCTCTTGCAGGCTGCAAACGCTCACGACTTGCACCGTGAACGGCACCGTCCCCTCCTCGGGTCGGCAGTGCGTCCCGTGAATCTGCGGGCCACCGATGCCATTTCGCAGTTCGGCCACGCGTCGGGCCACCTCCGGGGCAAGGTCGCACGACTCTCCGCTGGCCCGATCCTCCTCGGCCGTCGGCCTTGGAGACCACTTTGGCTTGGCCCGCAATGCGCGGTCGTGCCGTGGCGTCAGGCTCCAGATCACCTTGAGCCTCAAGACTTGGTCCTTGGTGATGGTGTACCGCTCGCACAGCGTTGCGATCGGGACGTGCGCAGCCCAATCTGCCGCGAAAGTCGCCATCGAGATGACGGCTGTGTTTCCGGCCATGGTTTCTCCCTCAGTCGGGAGTCCCCAAGGCTTCGCTGTCGTCTGGAATCCAGTGCATCAAGGTTCTCTGGGCTGGGTTGATGTAGAAGTCCCAGCCAGCCTTTGCCATCTCACGATGCAGGCCAACGTGTTCGATGTCCCCATCGATGCTCACAGGAGCGTGCGTGAAGAACGGGTCTGCCCTGTAGATGCACAGCGCTCCGAACGCCGATCGACACTGAATCGGCGGCGAGCCAGGAGGTGGAAGCCAGAGCGGGAAGTGCTTCTCCCATCGGTGCTGCCACCCGGCGTATCGCCACGCCCACTGGTCGTAGTGGCACAGCAGCTTGCCACGCTCGCCGTCTTGGGCTGTGACTTCCTGCTGGTAGATCGAGACGCTTGCCATGCCAGCAGCCTTCGGCAACCGCTCCATCCATCCGATACCGTTCAGAACACCCCACTCTGACCAGCCGCCCCACGGGTCGAGGTCCACGGCGATGACGACGTCAGAATCGCCGAAGTGGTCGCTGGCGATGTCGCGATAGCGGGTGCGATAGGTGGCGTAGCGCTCCACCCTCGTCGCCTCAAAGCCAGACAGCCGCTCGGCACCAAGGTTTCGGCAGTCCGCAATGACCCGTCCGGCGTGTTTCTCTTCCCACTCGTACAGGACAGATTTCGTGGCGTCCTGCGAGTCGTTCTCCACGACAACGGCACTCCACTCGCGGAACAAGCTGCCGATCGCCTCCAGCCGCGACAGATTGACCGGCAGCACCCCCTCGATGTCCCTCGCCATTCCGACGAAGCAAACCTTCTGCTCGCTGGCGACGGCCTTGCCCTCGGACGCCACTTCGAAGAACAGGTCGAAAAACTCCGAGTCCACCGGCAGGATGTCTTCTGCTCGGTGCCGGTTCGGGTTGATGCGATACGTCTTCACGCTGCCTCCTCGATGGTCATGCAACTCCCCGTCGCCACGGGGACAACGGCCAATGCGTCGTCGTGAGAAAAAACGGCCGGTGTGGCACCGTCTCCGGGGTCCACCGTCACGACCGCGTCAGGGTCAAGCGAGCCAAGCCAGCCGTGAAAGTCCTGCGGATCAACGTGCAGAACCGTCTCCGACGACGTCCCGAGGGCCGGAAGCGCCGCCCACTTCCCTGACGTCGAGACGACGCACATGAACTGCCGCGAAAAACGGACTTGGAGAAGGTCGCCGGGCATGGACGACGAGCGAAGCGCACACACCGCAGCCATAAACTGGCTCGCCACGACCTTCGTTGGCTGCGACTTCCGGCAAGGCACCGCCGTCCTCCACTGCCGCTCGTCGCACCGGCAGGCATCTACGGCCAGAGCCTCGGAGCCAATGGTGAGAGACACTTGGTTGCCAGCCCTGACCAACTGCGCTGGCTCGTCGCCGTGACGCTTCGCCGCGTCTAGCATCCGAAACGCTGCCGCTGCGCTGATGACAACTTCGTTGTCGTCGACGCTCTGATCCACCTCTGCCTCTGCCGCGTAAACTCGGCCATCGTCGCACACGACGAACGTCACCGAACCGCCGCGAACGTCGAGCCTGACGCAACGGCCAGCCGCAGCGCCGACTGTGCCAGCGAGGCAACGAGCCAGTTCGCTCGCAGGGATGCGGCAGAGAGGGGAATGCTGCTGCATGAACGCATCCTTGCGTTGGCCCGGTGCGGCGGGTGGTTGTCGGCGAGCGAGAACCGACATCGGGGAGCGTGGACCCGCCACCCGCCGCAGCGGACGGTCGTGGTGTTACTCGTAGCGGACGCAGGCGAACCAGCCGCGAGAGCCGCGAGCAACGCCAATCTCACGAGCGCGGTAGCGGCCGTAGTAGCAGCACCGGCGAATGGCATCGTCGGCACTCGCCGTCGAGAAGCCGATGCCCTCACGACAGCCGTTGTTGTGACCGAGGTGCCGCATCACGCCGGTCGATGCCATCGTCTCGGCATCAGCCTGAGCCGAACCGTTGACCACGGTGATGTTGTTGGTCTGCTTCACCACCACCCGCCGTGGAGCGGAGTGATGAACGACCGAGCGTCGCGGGGATGTCGAGCATGCG